AAGCGAGCCTGAGTACACAACTCTTCATTTTTGCTCTGACCTTGATGAAGAGTATTTTAAACAGCTTACAGCAGAGAAAAGGGTTACAAAGTTTGTAAGAGGTAAGAAATCACTAATTTGGAAGCAAATAAGACCAAGAAATGAAGCATTAGACACATTGGTATATAATTTTGCAGCTATATACATACTTAATCCTAATTACGATACAATACAGGAAAGAATACTATCTCAACAAATAAAACCATCTGAAGATGGTAAAAAAACAGCCAAAAAAGGTATAAATAGAGGTAATTTTGCTACTTCTTGGAAGTAATTTGACATTTCTTTTCATATATGTTGACTTTTATCTAAAAAACCATAGTGTTAGATGTAGATATATCTAAAACATTATGAGGTTTTTGCTTGAGCAATCAATTTGACAGAGAAAACTATCCAACTCAAGAGCCTAGCGAATTAGTCGTTGGTGATTATTGGGTTTGGAAGAAAGACAATTTAGCATCAACTTACCCAGTTGGCTCTTATTCTCTATCTTATGAGTTTCATTGCGATTCAGGTGGTGGTGGAAGCCATCAGTTTACAATCAATGCTACTGAAGCAGACAGCACTTATTATATAGAAGTACCAACAACAACAACAGATGACTATAATCCACATGATTATATATGGGGTGCTTATATAACAAGAACTTCAGATTCAGCAAGAATACAAGTTGGTGAGGGTAATATGACTATATTACCTAACCTAGCAGACACAAATGCTGATTTAAGAAGTCATGCTAAGAAAGTTTTAGATGCTATTGAAGCTGTAATAGAAGGAAGGGCTACAATAGATCAATCATCCTTCTCTTTAGGCGGAAGATCGCTATCAAGGCTATCTATTGATGAATTAATGACATTCAGAGATAGATATCATGCTGAATACCTAAAAGAAGTTAAATTAGCTAGAATTAGAAACAAAAAAGGGTCAGGAAACACTATCAAGGTTAATTTTGGTAGTTCTGCTGGTTCTACACCTAAGAGTTACACATAATGGCATGGTATAACAGAATACTAGGCGTTAATGAGCCTAAAAAGAAAAAAAGACAGGCTTATAGAAGGAGCTATACTGGTGCTAATACTGGTAGGTTGTTTGCAGACTTTGTAACAAGCTCTACAAGTGCCGATGCTGAAATAAAAGATAACATAAGAATATTAAGAGATAGAGCAAGAGAGTTAGCAAGGAACGATAGCTACATTGCAAGATACCTTAACCTGATGGTGTCTAATGTTATCGGTAAGCATGGCATAAGAGTTAGTAGTAAAAGTCGAAATGACAATGGTTCATTAGACCTTGCTGCTAACCAGCTCATTGAATCAGCTTGGAAGGATTGGTCAAAGGTTGGCAATTGCACTACAAATGGAAGATTATCATTTTTAGATTGTCAGAAAATATTTATTGAATCTTTAGCTAGAGATGGTGAAGTTTTAATAAGAAAAATAAAAGATAGTAATTCTCCATTTGGATTTCAAATACAGTTCCTAGAAGCAGATCATTTAGATGAAAATAAAAATGATGTGTATAAAGCAACAGGCAATCGTATAAAGATGGGTGTTGAAGTAGATAAGTATGACAAGCCAGTAGCTTACCATCTTTACAAAGATCATCCATACGATAGAACTTACGCGAGTCAAAATCAACACATTAGAGTTCCAGCAGATGAAATTATCCATGCTTACCTACCTACTAGAGCAGAGCAGACTAGAGGTGTTTCTTTAATTGCTACATCAATGGCTAATGTGAAGATGTTAAATGGTTACTTAGAAGCAGAGATTGTTGCAGCTAGAGTTGGTGCATCTAAAATGGGTTTCTTTACTTCACCTGATGGTGATGGATATGTTGGTGATGGTGAATACGAAGATACTTTTAATCCAACAATGAATGCTCAGGCTGGTGTATTTGAACAACTACCAGCAGGAATGGATTTTCGCAGCTTTGACCCTACACATCCAACATCTGCATTTGATTCTTTTACAACTAGTGTTTTAAGAAGTATCGCATCAGGTTTAAATATTTCTTATCATTCTCTATCTAATGATTTAACTTCAGTTAATTATTCTTCAATAAGACAAGGTGCTTTAGAAGATAGAAGTATGTATCAAATATATCAACAATTTGTAATTGAGCATTTTGTAAATCCAGTATTTCAGGCATGGTTAGAAATGGCTATATCTACAGGTTATATCAATTTACCTATGGGTAAATATGATAAATTTGCAAGGTCAGTCAATTACATACCAAGAAGTTTTGCTTGGATTGACCCATTAAAAGAAATGCAAGCTAATGTAATAGGTTTACAAAATGGAACACTTACTTATTCTGATATTTCTGCTTCTTATGGTAGAGATACTGAAGAGCTGTTTGAACAACATCAAAAAGAAATAGAACTAGCTAAACAATATGATATTGAACTAGCCTATCAGCCATTTGGTCAAAAGCTACCTGTAGAAGCAAAGATACAAGGTGGGGAAGAGGAAGAAGATGCCTAATCCAAACGAAGGAATGAAAGTTGAAGCTCAAAGAGGTTTAGACTGGCGTGAAGAACATGGTAGAGGTGGCACTAGAGTTGGAGCTGTAAGAGCAAGACAAATAGTAGCTGGAGAAAATCTATCTGATGATACTGTTAAAAGAATGTATAGCTTCTTCTCAAGACATGAAGTAGATAAGCAAGCAGAAGGTTTTAAACAAGGCGAAGAAGGTTATCCTTCTAATGGTAGAATAGCATGGGCATTATGGGGTGGCGATGCTGGATTTAGTTGGTCAAAAAGACTGGTGGAACAAATGAAAAAAGAAGAAGATAGAGCTATGCCTGATGCACTTAAACTAGGAGATTTTGTTAGTTGGAATAGTGCTGGTGGAAGAGCTAGAGGAAAAATAATTAAGATAGAAAGAGATGGGAAAATCAATATTCCTAATAGTGAATTAACTATTACTGGAACTGAAGATGACCCTGCTGCATTAATACAAGTTTATAGAAGTGGTGAACCTACAGATATTGAAGTAGGACATAAATTCAGCACTTTAACAAAGATTAATCCCATTAGGGATTTAAACGATTTCAATTCTGATGAATTGGAAAAACATCCTTTATTAACTAAAGAAAGGGAGAAATCTATGAATAAAGAAGATAGACATATCCTTAATGTGAGTGAAACTGATGATAAAGTTATCGTTGAATTTGCAAAGCATGAGGATGTAGAACATGAAGGTGAAGAATTAGAAACAACTGATGAAGTCTCTATGTCTGAATCAAGTGAAGAAGAAAGAAAGGTAATTGATATGCCTATGAAATATAGAACTATTGATTTATCTAAACATTCTTATCTTGATGAAGAAAAAAGAGTGGTTCGTGTAGGTGTTTCTAGTGAAGAACCTGTAGAACGAAGTTTTGGGATGGAAGTCCTAGGACATTCTGCTGATGATATAAACATGGAGTTTATAAATTCAGGCAGAGCACCATTATTGCTTGACCATGATATGACTAAGCAAATTGGTGTAATTGAAGAATTCAAATTAGATGAGACAGCGAAGAGGACAACTGCTGTAGTTAGATTTGGAAAATCTGCTTTAGCTCGTGAAGTATTTGAAGATGTGGCTGATGGTATACGAATGAACATTTCAGTTGGCTACAGAATTGATAAACTGGAACGATATCAAGACAATGATGAGACTTACTATAAAGCTCAATGGACTCCTATGGAAGTATCTTCTGTAAGCGTTCCTGCTGACCAGTCAAGACTTGTTGGAGTTGGTCGTTCTAAAGATAAACAACACAAAAACATTGAGGTAAAACTAATGGAAAACGAAAAGAAACAAGATATTAATCTTGATGAAGTTAGAACTCAGACTATTGATGAAGCTAAAGCTGAATTTAAAAGAAACTCAAAAGAGATTATAGATTTAGCAGCTAGACACAATAAAAGAGATTTAGCTGACAAAGCAATTAGTGATGGTATCTCTGTTGAAGAATTTAGAGGTGTATTATTAGAAAATATTTCTAACAATACTCCTTTAGAAACTCCTTCAGAAATCGGCATGACTAAAGAAGAAGTAAGAGAGTTTAGTCTAGTAAAAGCAATTAGAGCTATGGCTAATCCTTCTGACAGAAGAGCACAGCAAGATGCAGCATTTGAATTTGAATGTTCTGCTGAAGCTGCTAGACAGTATGGTAAAGATGCTCAAGGCATCATGCTACCTGCTGAAGTCCTAAGAACTTGGGGCAAAAGAGACATCAACTCATCTGATGATTCAACTTTAATAGCTGAAGATTACAGAGGGAATGACTTTATTGATGTACTAAGAAACGAATCTTCAGTAATGCAAGCTGGAGCAACAATGCTTAGAGGATTACAAGGAAATGTTGTAATACCTAAGAAAACTGCTGCTTCATCTGCTGGCTGGATAGCTACAGAAGGTAGTGCTGCTGCTGAAAGTGAATTTACTTCAGGTTCAGTAACAATGAGTCCTAAAGTAATTGGTGCTTTCACTGATGCAACAAGACTTTTACTACAACAATCATCATTAGATGTTGAGAACTTAATCAGAGATGACCTAACAAAATCTATAGCTACTGCTATTGATTTAGGTGCTTTAGCTGGTTCAGGTTCAAGTGGTCAGCCAACAGGTATTGCTAGTACTTCAGGTATTAACACTACAACTTTTGCTGCTGCTAATCCAACTTGGGCTGAAATAGTAGCTATGGAAAGTGCTGTTGCTAATGACAATGCTTTAACTGGTTCTTTAGCTTACATCTGTAGACCTGCTGATTTTGGTACTTTAAAAACAACTGAAAAGGCTACTGGCACTGCTCAGTTTGTTGTTTCTCCTGACAATAGCATGAATGGCTATAATGTTGTCAGAAGTAACCAAGTAACAAGTGGTGATTTCTACTTTGGTAATTTTGCAGACCTATTAATTGGTATGTATGGTGGACTAGATATTACTGTTGACCCTTATGCATTATCAACTTCAGGTGGAGTAAGAATTGTTGCTCTACAAACTGTTGATGTTGCTGTAAGACATGCAGTATCTTTCTGTAAATCATCTGACTAATTAGCTGATGCTTAAATGGAATGGGGGTAGTAATACCCCCAACTTAAATATGAAAAAATATAAAATCTTAATAGATACAATGGCTGGCGGTTCTAAAGTACATGCTGGTGATATAGTTGAACTACCTGAGCATGAAGGTCATGCTTTATGTGGTTATGGCAAAGCTGAAGTTCATACAGCTAAACCTAAAGCAAAAAAAGAAGATAGAAGCGTAGGTTTAGAAACTTCAAAAGTAAAAGCTCCTAAGACTAGAGCTAAAAAATAAATCATGCCTTTAGAGAGTGCATTAGATTTTAACGCCTATGTTGATACAACAACAGGTCATGGTGTTACTGCTACTTTCTTTGAAGTCCAACAATCTTTATGGGATGATTTCCCATTAATAGATACCCTCTTTGATATTGATTCAGGATTCTCTAAGAATATTAATATCATTATTGACCAAGAATATTTCAATATAGAAGGTGGCACTGTTCCTGTTGCTGGTTATCAACCAAGAGCAATAGTCAAAGCATCTGATGTACCCTACATTTCACAACAAGATAAATTAAGAGTTGATGCAATAACAACTGATAAGGGTAATGTTTTAAAACCTGTAACTACATTCGTTGTTAAAACAGTAGAACCTGATAATACAGGTTTAGTTTCTTTGGTATTAGAGGAAGAATAATGTCTCAATTTAGATTAGAAACTGAATTAGATATGGCTGGATATTTAGATATTAATTTTGGTCATGGTGTTTCTGCTGTTTATACAAATAGTGGAACTTCTACAACAATTAATGTAATCCTAAATAATGAATATGTAGAACAAGAAGAAGGCATTGGTGTAGAAGCATTAAAACCAATAGCCTATTGCAGAACTATAGATGTTCCTAATATTGCATTTGGCAATACCTTAGATGTATCTGCAATAAAAGATACAAATGGTAATATACTCAAAGCAGCACAAAATTATACTGTTGTTAATATACAATCAGATAGAACAGGTTTTAGTGCATTAATGTTAGAGGAAGTGTAATGGCAAATCATATAAGACAACAAATAAGAGAAAAGTTTGGTACTACTTTAACTGGTTTAACTACAACTGGTTCAAGAGTCTATGAGTCAAGAGTTTATCCACTAGAAACAGTACCAGCATTAGTTATCTACACTAAGTCAGAAACATCTGAGCCTATAGTGATAGGCACTGATAGAGTTATGAGTAGAGAATTATCAGTAGTAGTAGAAGGATATGCAAAAGCTACTAGTAACTTTGATGATACTATTGATACAATAAGCAAAGAAGTTGAAGAAGCAATAGCAGCAGATAGAACTTTAGATGGATTAGCTAAAGACTGTTATTTAGAATCAACTGAAATAGAGTTTAATGGTGAAGGTGAGAAACCACTAGGATATGTGAGTTTAACCTTTTTAACTAATTACTATGTTCAGGAAACAAATCCTGATGTAGCAGTATAGGAGACAAATTATGAAAATGATTAGTCCTGATGGTAAAGTTTCTATAAAAGCTCATCCTTCTAAGGTTGAGTCTTTATTGAATATGGGTTGGAAAGAGGAAGCAGTCCATTCGCAAGATAAAATTAAATCTTCTTCTAAGAAAAAGTCGAAAGACGAGGTAGAAAATGGCAACACATAAAGGAAGTGAAGGAACTGTAAAAGTCGGTTCTAATGCTGTAGCTGAAATTAGGTCTTACTCAATCGAAGAATCTGCTGATACTTTAGAAGATACTTCAATGGGTGATTCTGCTAGAACATATAAATCATCATTGACTTCTTTCTCAGGAAGTTTAGATGTATTTTGGGATGAGACTGATACTAGTGGTCAAGGTGCTTTAACTATTGGCTCAGAAGTAACACTAAATGTTTATCCTGAAGGAGATACATCAGGTGATACTTATTATACTGGTTCAGCTATTGTTACTGGTGTTTCAAGAAGTGCATCATTTGATGGATTGATTGAAGCTAGTATTTCAGTGCAGGGCAATGGTGCTTTAACATCAACAACAGTATAAGACTATGAAACTTATAGAAAAGGCTAAAGCTCATTTTGACTCATTAGATGTCAAAGAGATTGAGATACCTGAATGGAGTGATGGAGATGAGGTTCTTAAAGTATATGCGAAGCCATTAACGCTAGCAGAAATGTCTAAATTGCAAAGATATGCAAAAGATGATGATGTAGCATTGATGGCTTATTGCTTAATATACAAAGCCTTAGATTCTGATGGTGAAAAAGTATTTGACCTATCAGATAAACATACACTTATGAATGGTGTAGATAAAGATGTGCTTGCAAGAGTTGCAACTGAAATCATGTCATCACCAAGTGTAGAAGAACAAGCAAAAAAGTAGCTGGGGATAAGGACTTATTTGCTAAATATTATCTAGCTGAAATGTTGCATTGCACACTTCAGGAACTAGAAGAAAAGATGACCTTATCCGAGTTTACAGGATGGTTAGCATACTTAGAGGAAAAGAATAGGCAGATAAAAAATGGCAACTGATTATAAATTAAGAATTAAAGCTCAAGACCAAACTAAAAAGGGTTTTAATTCAGTTAATAAAAATATTAACAGCACCCAATCAGCTATGAAAAAATTAGCTGGTGCTTTTGCTGGTGTTTTTGCTGTTAGACAAATTGTTCAATTTGGAAACGAGTCCTTACAACTAGCAGACGATATTGGAAAACTTGCTGATTCTGTAAATGTAAGCACAACATTCTTGCAACAATATCAATATGCTGCAGAACAATCAGGAATAAGTACTGAAGGTTTTACTAAAGCACTTAGGTTCTTTTCTAAGGGTGTTGGTGAAGCTACTATGGGAACTGGTTTAGCTAAAAGAGCTTTTGAGGAAATGGGTATTTCCTTAACTGATGC